CAAGATTTCGCAACAAAGCCCCAATTAGTAGAAGTCGTTCTAGACTCCGAAGAAATTATAGAGAACCATGGCGAGACAATCTCGTTTTATACATGGGACATAGTAAGCATGAATGTTTACTTTGATTTCTTTAATGCTCGTTCCAACAGTGAGTTTGAACGACTACAAAAACTAATACAAACAATGATTTTAGATGAAAAAGGAGAACCAGTACTGAGTGACGGCAAAGACCTACCGATTGACATACTAACAGCAGCAATTATAAAGTTAGGTGACATATTGGGAAAGTCACTAAGCAAGAAGTCAACATTAAAGAGTGGCAAAGCGCCAAAATTATCACCATCGGCAGAATAGCAAAACAATATGGATTGTTGCCTAGTGAGGTTCTTGCTAGAGCAACAACATTTGATTTGATGGTAACAGATGTTCTTGCGACATATGAGACATATGAAAGTTATAAACAAGCCGGTCAAGTAATGCCTCAAGATGATGCCTATTCAGTAGATGAGTTACAAGCAATTATGGAGAAGACCCGTGGCACTAATTAGTATGAAATTAAAAGCAGTATTAACAGCATTAAATAATGCCACGGTTACTGATGTTGCCTATAAAAGTTATGTTGCTCATACTCCTATTCGTAGTGGTAATGCTAGACGCAAAACTAAAAAAGGTGTGAATCAAGTAGTGGCAGATTATCCATATGCTCAACAACTACAAGATAATTTTAGTCCACAAACTCATGGAAAAGGTATTGTTCAGCCAACGATTGATGATGTGCGTGACTATGTTTATCGCACAACAGGTGTAAGAATAAAGTAAAGGTTAGACCATGGCAACTATTGACAACTATGCTATTAATATTAAGGTACAAGGTGCTGACCAAGTAACAGCAGCCAGTACAGCAACAGACAATTTAGGTAAATCAATAAACAATTTACCATTAAAAGGTCTAGAAGATGCGTCAGCCTCAGCAGGTGAACATGTAGGTAAATTACATGAAGGTATAGCAACGCTTGGTGAAAAAGCCGAACTACTAGGCACTGCCATTGCCGGTATAGGCATGGTTGAATTTATTCGTAATTTAGCAGAAGGTGCCACAACAGTTAAAGATTTAAGTGAAGCATTTGGTTTAAGTATTGAGTCCGTATTAGAAATGGAATCTGGTATGGCTCGTGCTGGTCGTAGCACAGAGTCAATGAATAAAACATTGTATACCTTAAGCGAATCAGCATTAACAGCAGCAGGCGATATCAATGGTAAAGTAATGGCAGCGTTCAAAACGCTTGGTGTTACATTTGATGATTTGAAAACTAAAAGTGAAAGTCAAATATTTCACAAAATTGCTGAATCATTAGCAGAAGCAGGTGGTAGTGCTGAATCCATGGCAGCAGCAGTAACAGTTGCTGGTAGAACCATGAAAGGTTTTGTTGCTGAAGATTATCTAGCAGGATTTAATAATGTACATGGTCAAATGAGTGATGCCGCAAAAGGTGTCAAAGAATTTGATGACGCAATGAAATCCATTGAAGCAAACGCAATGGCAGTTAAGCGTGAGATGTTAGCCATACTTGCTCCAGTCGCACAATTTTTTAATTTAATTACAAGTGGTAGCAGCGCAGCAAAAGCAGAAGCACAAGTTCTTGCCGGAGTATTGTTGACCATTGGTGGCGTAATGGCTGTGCGTACAGTTACAATTTTTATTGAAAGTATTAAAAGCCTTTCAACATGGTTAGGTATTACTGGTGGTGTAGCAGCCGCAGCAGCAATATCAACTGGATCAATGGCAGCAACACAATTAAAAAGCGCAGAAGCCAGCATAGCACAAGCAGTTGGTTTTGGTCGTGTAGCAACAGCGATTAATGCTCTTAATGTAGCAAAACTTGAATTAAACGCATTAGAGGCTGAGGGCATTGTTACTGGTGAAGTTTATGAAGCGCAACTTATTAAAATAGCAGCAGCAGAAGGTCGCCTAGCAGTAATGCAGGAAGCAAGAGCAGCAAGTCAATTACAATTAAATGCCATGGTTGCTGAAAGTGCTGTAGTTGGAGCAGCAGCAACAATAGCAACAACTGAAAAAGTTGTTGAATCAGCCGCAGCAGTTGTAGTAGCCAAAGGAGCATGGGAATCATTTGGATTTAAGTTAGGACAAATGGCAGCAACAGTTGCTGGACTATTTTCAAGTTGGGCAGCATTTAGTGGTGCTATAGCATCAGCAGGAGCAGCATTAGTTGCTTTCGTTGGTGGACCAGTAACAGCAACCATCCTTGCGTTAACAGCAATTGGCGCAGCATTAGCATATGCGTTTGATGTTCATCCAATAGATTTTCTTGCTGAAAAATTAGATAATCTTATAAGAACACATTTCCCTAAGGTAATGGAGGGATTGGATAAGATTGGTCATGCTCTTGGGCTAGCACCTAATCCTGGCGAAAAGAAAGCAGGAGAAAATCAATCTATTGCTGAAGGTAATAGATTGATGGATAAAGATAAAACTTTATTATCTCCTGCAACTAAAAAAGGTGATCAAGAAGCAGCAGCAAACTTTGCGTTAATGGCTCAAATTAAAATGAATGAGCAATTAAACCAACAAGCCAAAGAACGATTAGATTTACAAATGGGTTTAATTGGTGCTGGTGAAGCAGTTAAAGCACAAGCACAAGCCGCACTTGAATTTACTTTGAAACAACAATCTGAAGAATTAAGATTAAAAAATGAAATTAAACGAGTTTCAATTGAAAGAGATAATGCTGAAAAAGGCACCGAAGATAAGTACAAAGGTCAATTAAATGCGTTAGGTGCTCAACTTAAAGCAGTTCAAAATCAGAAAGATACCACAAGCCAATTGGTTGGTGATATCAAACGAGCAGAGCAGGCTGAACAAGCAAGAATTCAATGGTTAGAATTAGAAAAGAAAATTAAAAATAACATCTATGGCATAGATGAACAAATTGCTGACCTTTCAAGAAGTGAAAATGAAAAACGATTAGCAGCATTAGATAAAGAAATTCGTGCTGAACAACAAGCCGCAGTAGCAAGACGCCAATCACAACTTGGTAATGAGGGCATGTCTGGTCAAGAAAGAGCAAGCATAGAACAAAAAGTTGCTGATGCCTATGCTAACCAAAGAGCAGAAGTCGTTAAACTTAATCAAGCATTAGCAGTACAAAATCAAATATTGTTTACCAAAGATTTACAATATAAAACTTCTGAACAATTGGCTAAACTTGAAGCAGAATCTAATCAAATGACAATGACAGCGGATCAACAAAAGATTGCCGCATTAAAAGAACAAATTAATTTAGAAGGTCTAGCAGAAATTAAAAAGCGTGAAGCAGCATTAGGTCCTGGTGGAACATTAAGCGAAACAGAACGCTTAAGCATTATGAATCAAATAGCAACAGCATATGATCCAATTATTGCTAAACAAAAAGAATTAAATGAAACAGCCCGTGATTTTAGCACAGGATGGACAAAAGCATTTAACATTTATATGGATGATGCTACCAACGCAAGTAAAATGGCAGAGCAAGCATTTAGCAGCATGACTGGTAGAATGAATAGTGCTATTGATAATTTTGTTGATACGGGTAAGTTTAGTTTTGAAGATTTCACAAGATCCATCATACAAGATTTGATTAAGATTGAATTGAAAGCACAAGCAACCAAACTTATGTCAGCATTGACTGGTGGTGGAAGTGATGCGTTAGGTGGTGGTGGATTTATTGGTAGTTTGTTAGGTATGTTTGGATTTGCTGATGGTGGCGATCCCCCAGTAGGTAAGCCAAGCATTGTTGGTGAGCGTGGCCCTGAAGTGTTTATTCCTAAACAAGCAGGAACAATAATGCCAATGACTGGTGCTGGTGGTGCTCCACAACAAAACATTACTAACGAAACACATAACTATAACATATCAGCAATTGATAGTAAATCAGTGGCTCAATTGTTCGCAGAGAATCGTAAAGCATTGCTTGGCACTGTTCAGTTAGCACAAAAAGAATTACCATATGGTAACAGATAAGGATAAAAAATGAGTGGATTACAAACAATCATAGATAGATGTAACGGTATAAAGTTTAACCGTCGTAATGTTGTTGGTATACAATATACCAGAAACGAAATACCAAGAGTTAGTCAAACGCCAACAAAGAATCCATGGAAGATAACGGTAGACATGCCAAGTAGTTTCAAATACAATGAAGCAAGAAGTTTGATGGAAGAACTTGATACATTGGATACAACTACTCCGCAATTGGTTACATTTGGTAACAACGCTAATCTACAATGGATATGGGCTTATCAAGGTAGTTTAACAACAAGTCAATTGAATGGCTTAACTGTTGTTAGTTATGTAGGTGAAACATTAACATTAAATGGACTACCTACAGTAGCAGCAACTACAGTAATGTTTAAGAAAAACGATTTGATACAAATCAATACTCATCCATTTCCATTCACAAGCACAACTGATGTATTGCGTGGTACCGGATCAACAGTAACCATTACGACAAGTAGACCAAACATCATTACTAACAGCATTACTGGATATGGTATAACAGTTGGCACTAATTGTCAATTTTATATGTTTTGTCCTAACATGCCAGTGTATAAGTTAGCACCAGGTGGCTATGAAAGATATGGCGATGGCAAAATATTGAACAACGCATTAATCACATGGAGTGATAGTTTTTATTTTTACGAATTTGTAGGATCAGCATAATGGATAACATACCAGCAGTAGCAAATAATAAAACAGCAATTAATAGTGCTGAATTTATTAAATTAACAATTTACAATGACTATAACAATACAGCCAATGTTACCATACATACATTTAGTAGTGCTTACAGTTATGAAACAATAGATGGCACACAATACAGCCCAATGGGTGGACTACTTGCTGTTGGTATACAACAAAGAGATATTCGTGTTACATCAGCAGATACCTCAATCAGTTTAAGTGGCATACCCGCAACTGATTCAAACAATATGGCAATCGTGTTAGGCACAAAGATTCGTGGAAGTAAGATTGAAATTACTAGAGGATTCTACAACAACAACTTTGTATTAGCCAATGTAGCACATCGTTTTACTGGTATCGTTACAAGTTACAATATTAGCGAAGAACGCAAGAATTTAGTAGACAACTTTACCATTACATTAAACGCAAGTAGTTATAAAACTGTATTACAGAATCGTGTTGCTGGTCGCAAGACAAATGGCACAAGTTGGAAAGTGTTTAATCCAACAGACACATCAATGGACAATGTATATAGTTTAGCAGATAAGCATTTTGACTTTGGTGTCAAGCCAACAGAAGGCGCTACTACAGCAAGCACAGCAACAGCAACTAATACACAAACAAACCTTACTAATACTAACACTAGAGGACCTAGATGAAGATAAGACATGCTACCAAATATGATGCCAAAAACATAATCAATATGTTATGGCATTACCACGATTCTGGTGATATAGAGGGACTAAACATTAGTGATGAACAAACAGCATTGCGTGTACTTACGCATATATTAGCAGGTGCTGGCATAGCATTGGTTGCTGAAAAGAAAGATGAATTGGTTGGTATGTTGATAGCATACAAAGTTCCATTCTTATGGGACAATAGCAAATATATAATGAATGAGATTGCTTATTGGGTAGAACATGAGCATAGAGGTGGCACAGCAGGTTACAGATTACTTAAAGAATATGTAAAAGAATGTGAACAAATGAAAGCAAAAGAGATGATAGCAAATTACACGATAAGCCAAATGGAGGGTCAGACATTGAATTATTCACGATTTGGCTTCAAGCCCATAGAACATACCTGGAGTACATAAGATGCCAATTTTTACAGCCATAGCAGCAGGTATCGCAGCAATAGCAGGAGCAGTTGGCATTGGAGCAGCCGCAGCAACCGCAATTGGTGCTGTTGGTGCCTTCGCAGCAAGAACACTATTAACGATTGGTATCAGTAGATTACTATCAAATAGTTCTACAACTGATCCATCAAGCAGTCAGCCATCAGTATCTGGTGGTCGTATTCAATTAGCACCAGCAACAAACAATCAATTGCCCATCGTATATGGTACAGCATATGTTGGTCCTAAACTAATTGATGCTATTATATCAACAGACCAAACAACCATGTGGTATGTTGGTGCGTTAAGTGAAGTAACAAACACAATGACTGGTCAAACACCAGACAACTTTACTTTTGGTAACATCTATTACAGTGGTAACTTGGTAACATTTGATGGAACTGACCATACTAAAGTAGTAAGTTTAACAAACAACGCAGATCCTCCACAAGTTGATACAAAGATCAATGGCTACATGAACATTTATTTGTTTAAGAATGGTAGTAGCAGTGGTGTTAACACAAGTCAAACAGCAATAGATATCTTAAGTGATGCTAGTATTCCAGTGTATAGTCGTTGGTCTGCTACAGATACAATGACGCATACCGCGTTTGTTATTATCAAATTAGTGTATAACCAAGATGCTGGCACAACTAACTTTGGTCAATTGAATGTTCAAATGACTAATGCTAGAACAAAGCCTGGCGATGTAATGAAAGATTACTTGTACAACAATGTATATGGTTGTGCTATTCCATTAGAAAACATTAACACAGCAAGTTTAGATAGTTTGAATACATATAGTGATGAATTAATTAATTATACTCCTGTTGGTGGCGGAACAGCAAGTCAAGCAAGATATCGTATCAATGGACCAGTCAATACAGGTCAAGATTGTTTAACCAATTTACAACAAATTGCTGATGCTTGTGATAGTTGGATACAATATAGTGAATTGTCAGGACAATGGAAAGTTGTTATCAATCAAAGTTACGAACAAGCAGGACAAACATTTAGTGATTTGTTCTTAATTGATAGTTCTATATTGATTGGTGGTATTGACATTAATCCAATTGACTTAAACAGCACCTACAATAGTTTAGAAGTTCAATATCCTAATGTAAACATATGGGATCAAACTGACTTTAAGGTTATTAATTTAGCAGATTATGTGCCTGAAGTTATGAGTCCAAATGAAGCAAACAATCAATTAATTGTTGCTTATCCACAAGTAAACAATTACATTCAAGCAGCATATCTTGGCGAGCGCAAAATGCTACAAAGTCGTGAAGATTTAGTTATCACTTGTAGTTTAGATTATAGTGGTATACAAATTGAAGCAGGTGATGTTGTAAGAGTTACATTAGCAGAATATGGTTGGGATAATAAACTATTCCGTGTTAACCAAGTTCAAGAAGTTAAAGATGAAGCAGGCTTTTTAGGTGCTCGTATTA